CGTTTTTAGATAGTGTTTGCATAATAATATACTCTTTAGTTAGTTAGTTAGTTTATCAAGATAGTATTGCGTCTTGATGTGCACAGTATAACGCGTTCGCACAGAATGACAACAAGTGTTTCAGATAACTACACAATAACCCGAACGGGTACACCACTGGAGTACTGACCCCCCACACCCCCCTTTTTACTATTTAGGATTCCTTACGTATATAATTACCATTTCAGACGAATAAATCGTATTTTTTTGAGTTCCGAATCTCCCGACCCTATATTCCGAAACCCCCCACCTCTTTTTAAAAAAAGCCTTGTAAAATTTTTTTTGTGTGGTACTGTCGGGTTCCATAGTGAATTCAAGGTTAACGGAGGCACGTATGGGACAGAAGCTGGTAGAAGGTGACACGAGTCACGTAGGACGGGTTGGTGAGTTCTTTACCATATATAAGTTAGAGAAGTATGGTATTGAGTGCCACCACGTAGACAGATCCGGCATAGACCTATGGTGCCAGTCGTTAGACAATTCGTTATTCACCCTGCAAGTCAAATCCTCCAATATCTGCCACTTCAATCAAGACAACAAACGCACCGCCTTTTCCGGATATGCCTTCAACCTAAGATCAGAAAAGATAGCAGACTTTTATTTGTTTGTAGCGTTGGATTTAGAGCGGTTTCTCGTAAAACCTGTCGAGGAGTTGGAGGGTAAGACTCAGTTAAGGTTGCTCCCCTCCGATTTTAAGCGGGAAGAGGAGCTAGAGGGGGTAAGCACGTTGCGTTCTTTTAGAAGGGAAGACCATCTTCACATGCAATAACAGCAAGTCCAATGACTACGAATATACATACAGATACAATAAAGAAAGACAAAAAAGCATACATAGGGGGTACGGACACCTCCGGCATCGGTTAATTAGGGGGACGGCATTATACAAGATTTTGCATAGTGTAGGATACAAATATGTGTACAATACGTTACATTATGTATACATAAAGGTATACATGTTCAATATATGAAACATTTTACGAGATATGGCGTATTTTTTCTCTCCATATCATTTTCGGTAATGACTTGCACTCTTTATAGCTTTTTGTTATATATACACCTACGGTTAACAACCTGCGACCAAAACATGACGATTAAACTAGAACCAGAGATGGGTGTTCCGGTATACGATGACGATCCTACGGTTGATCTGTCTGTGCGTGCGCGGGCTGCTAGGGTAACGGCAGAAGAGTTAGGGGAACACGGTCTAGATCTGACCCCGACTGATGAAGATGAGGCAGTTGCTAGTATGTTGTCTATGTCCTACGCTCAAGATCCTGAGAAAGCCTCCAAAAAAGCCACAAAAGCGCGTGTAGCGACCCTTACCCCTGCCTCGTTGGTACTAACGAGTAACATTTTGACGGAATTTGGCCATTCTGTGGTGGAATCGTCCATACACGTACGTCATCTGGTCACTAATAAGCTGATTTTGGAGACGGAGAACCCCGATGCTAGGGTTCGTATGCGAGCATTGGAGTTGCTGGGTAAGATTTCTGATGTTGGGTTATTTGCTGAGAAGTCAGAAATGACTGTTACGCACCAGTCTACGGACGATCTGAAAGCAAAATTACGACAAAAGCTAGAGAAACTAGTGAACCCGCCAAACGCCTCTGACGATCCCATCGTTTTAGATGGGGAGTTCTATGACGTAAATGAGGCTCTAGGGACGAAACCTAAAAAAGGTGCTAAAAAAGGTGCTAAGTCTACAAAAAGTCCCCAAAAAGGGGGAAAAACTGTGGAGATGACTGATGAGTGACTTTACGCCCCAAGAAGTCCAGCAGATGCTGGATAATTTAGACAATTTCAGCCCTGAAGAGGTCACTGAGATAGAAAAAATGGTGGATGAGCTGGGGAGTAGGCGGCAAAACAAGCTAGCTTACAATGATTTGATAGAATTTTGCAAAAGAATGATGCCTGACTTTATTGTAGGTAAACATCACCGCATTTTGGCGGACATGTTGATGGATATTGAGAAGGGAGTTAAGGATCGGGCGTGTGTAAACATCCCTCCACGGCACGGAAAGTCGCAATTAGTGTCTATTTTCTTCCCAGCGTGGTATTTAGGGCGAAATCCGGATAAAAAAGTGATGATGGTGTCGCATACCACGGATTTAGCGGTAGATTTTGGTCGAAAAGTGCGTAATTTACTGGGTTTACAGGACTATAAGGACATATTTCCTAATGTTAGTCTAGCTACAGATTCTAAGTCTGCAGGGCGTTGGAACACTAATATGGGCGGTGAATACTACGCTTGTGGTGTTGGATCAGCGCTAGCGGGTCGTGGTGCGCACTTATTATTGGTAGATGACCCCCATTCGGAGCAGGATGTTATTAATGGGAACTTTAGTGTGTTTGAGAAAACGTATGAGTGGTTCACATTTGGTGCACGTACGCGTCTCATGCCGGGGGGTAGTATAGCAATTATCCAAACTCGGTGGCATATGGACGATTTGACGGGGCGGGTTGTGAAGGATATGGCCCAGAACGAGAAGTCTGACCAGTATGACGTTGTGGAGTTTCCCGCAGTTATTGAGGTAGAAGATAAGGAAAGCGGTAAAACAATACATAAAGCGTTATGGCCTGAGTTCTTTGGTTTAGATGCGTTAGAACGTACCAAAGCGTCAATGCCGTTGTTCCAGTGGAACGCTCAGTACCAGCAGGAGCCTACAGCGGAAGAGGCGGCTATAGTAAAAAGAGAGTGGTGGCAGAGATGGGAGCAAGAAAAACCTCCTACCTGTGAATATATTATTATGTCACTGGATTCTGCGGCAGAGAAACACAACCGAGCGGATTATACTGCTCTTACTACGTGGGGAGTGTTTCTAAATGAGGAGACAGACGCGTATAATATTATCCTCCTCAACAGTATAAAAGAGCGGCTTGAGTTTCCAGAGCTTAAAGAGTTAGCTATGGAACAGTATAAGATATGGGAGCCTGACGCGTTTATTGTAGAGAAAAAGAGTTCTGGTGTTGCTTTATACCAAGAAATGAGGAGAATGGGACTAATTGTACAAGAATATACCCCTCATAGGGGTTCTGGTGATAAACTAGCAAGATTAAATTCTGTATCTGATATTGTAGCGTCTGGGCTAGTGTGGGTTCCTCAGACTAGGTGGGCAGAAGAAGTTGTTGAAGAAATTGCTGGGTTTCCGTTTATGAGTAACGATGACTTGGTGGATTCTACAGTTATGGCGCTTATGCGGTTTAGGCAGGGCGGATTTATACGGCTACCTTCAGATGAGCCAGAAGAAACTAAATACTTTAAGAGGCGCGACAGCGGCTACTACTAAGAGGCTAAACGATGGCTATTGAAAAAAGTTTACAGTCTATGGCCCCACAGGGCGAAGACTTACAAGGTGAAGAAGAGTTAGAGATTGAGATCGTAAATCCTGATAGCGTAACGCTGGATGACGGTAGCGTAGAGGTTACTATAATTCCGGGGGATGAATCGGATTTAACCGAGTTTGACTCTAACCTAGTAGAGCTGCTAGACGATAGAGAACAGAACCTATTGGCGGAAGAGCTTATTGGGCTTGTAGAGTCAGATACCCAAAGCCGTAAAGACTGGGCTGATACTTACGTAAAGGGACTAGACATCCTTGGATTTAAGTATGAAGAGCGCACAAGCCCGTGGGAAGGCGCATGTGGCGTACATTCTACGGTATTAGCTGAGTCAGCTATTCGCTTCCAAGCAGAGGCTATGAGTGAGACTTTCCCTGCAGCAGGGCCAGTTAAGATCAAGATTCTAGGCAAAGAGACTCCTGAGAAAGAAGAAGCAGGGGAACGCGTACGTACGGACATGAACTACCAGCTTACAGACCATATGGTGGAGTATCGTCCAGAGCACGAAAGAATGCTATATAGTCTAGGACTCGCAGGATCGGCGTTTAAGAAGGTTTATTTCGACCCTAATTTAGACAGGCAGGTTGCGGTTTTTGTGCCCGCAGAAGACGTTATTGTCCCGTATGGCGCATCTAATATAGAGTCTGCCGAACGTGTTACTCATGTAATGCGTAAAACCAAGAACGACCTACGCAGACTTCAAGCAAGCGGATTCTATACGGAAAAAGAAATTGATGACCCATCTCCATTCCATACGGACATTGAAGAGCGTAAAGCCGAAGAAGGTGGTTATTCTTTAAACGACGATGATCGTTATACTTTATATGAGGTTCATGCACATCTTACTATTGAAGGTATTGATGATGAAGATGACCTAGCTAAACCGTATGTTGTAACTGTAGAGCGTGGTACTGGCGAACTATTGGCTATCAGGCGTAATTGGGAAGAAGATGACGAGCTAGAAAAGAAACGCCAGCACTTCGTACATTACTCATATGTCCCCGGATTTGGCTTCTACGGGCTTGGATTGATACATATTATAGGTGGGTACGCTAAAGCAGGAACGTCCATTATACGGCAATTGGTGGACGCTGGTACGCTATCTAACCTTCCGGGGGGTCTAAAATCACGTGGTTTGAGGATTAAAGGTGATGACAGCCCTATTGAGCCGGGGGAGTTTAAAGACGTAGATGTGCCATCAGGTAGCATTCGTGACAACATTATGCCGCTCCCGTATAAGGAACCTAGTCAGACTCTGTTAGCCTTATTGAATCAGATCACTACAGAAGGCCGTAGGCTGGGCGCTATAGCGGATATGGACGTTTCTGATATGTCAGCGAACGCGCCAGTTGGTACTACACTAGCTTTACTAGAGCGTACGTTGAAGCCAATGGCTGCGGTACAAGCGCGTGTGCACTTTGCTATGAAGCTAGAGTTCCGTATGCTCAAGGAGATCATGGCGGAGAATGCGCCTGAAGAGTACGGGTATGAGCCGCATAGGGGCGAAGTTACTGCCATTAAGCAAGATTATGCGATGGTTGAGGTGATACCCGTAAGTGATCCCAATAGCACTACTATGGCTCAGCGTGTAGTTCAGTATCAGACTGTCCTACAGATGTCACAACAAGCTCCACAGATATATAACCTTCCCCAGTTACACCGCCAGATGATTGAGGTGTTGGGTGTCAAGAATGCCGATAAGTTAGTACCTACGAAGGATGATGTGAAACTAACTGATCCTATTAGTGAAAACATTAACGTGTTAGCAGGTACCCCAGTGAAAGCGTTTATTTCGCAAGATCACGAGGCGCACATAACTGCTCACACCGCGTTTATGGAAGACCCTAAAGTCTCTCAAGGTATGGCTAAGAACCCGCAAGCTAAGGGGATTATACAGTCCCTACAAGCGCACATTGCGGAGCATATCGGTTTCCGATATAGAGCTGAAGTAGAGAAGAAGATTGGTGCTGCGTTGCCGTATCCAAACGAGGAGCTAGCGCCAGAAATAGAAGTAGAAATGTCTCGACTAGCTGCTACTGCAAGCCAACAAGTATCAGACGCGAACAAACAGCAACAAGCTCAACAGCAAGCCCAGAAACAAGCGCAAGATCCTATCATCCAGCTCAAACAGCAGGAGGTACAGGTCAAGCAGCAAGAAGTGCAGCGTAAAGCTCAGAAAGATCAGATGGATGCACAAGCGCAGCAAGCGGAAGCGCAACGTAAGGTTCAGAAGGATCAGGCGGATGTGCAAATAGATCTACAACAACTCGACATTGAGAGACAAGAGTTGGAGATAGATGCCCAGAAAGCGGGCGCAAAATTGGCGGCAGATAGACGTACCGCCAGTAATAAACTAGACCTAGATCTGTTAAAGACTAGGACTGATGCGAGTAATAAACAACGTAAGGAATAACTTATGACTACTACCGTCTTAGACGTGCTTAAAGAAAAACTCGAAGAAGATATTGCTTCTGCAAAAGACTTTCTTAGTATGGGGAGTGCTCAACACTACTCCGAATACAAAGAAACTGTAGGTTTGATCCGGGGTCTAGCAACCTGCATATCTTATACAAACGACCTCTCGCGTAATTACTTGGAAGAAGATGATGAATAATAATACCGACTTAAAAATTGTTAGAAAAGATCCTGAAAGTCCCGAGGAGTTAGAAGAGCAGCTCCCTAATCCTGTTGGATATAGAGTACTGGTTGCTCTCCCTGAAGTGGAAGAAACTTTCGGGGACAGCCGTATTATTAAATCTAACCAAGAGCAACACCTAGATCATGTACTGTCTACTATAGGTTTAGTGGTAGATATGGGCCTAGAAGCCTACTCTGATAAAGAGCGGTTTCCTTCAGGTGCATGGTGTAAGGAAGGTGACTATGTAATGTTTCGTGCTAATACTGGCACGCGTTTTAAAGTAGGCAAAACTGAGTTCCGGCTGATGAATGATGATTCCGTCGAGGCAGTTGTAGCCGATCCCCGTGCAGTAGCACGAGCGTCATAAGGAGAATATTATGGGTTTTCAAAAAGTAGAGTTTGAGTTTCCTGATGAGCAGGAAGAAAAGAAAGATCTCGAAGTTGAGGATTCTGGGGCAGTAGAAATTGATCTGTCTGGGAAAAAAGAAGCGGCTGATTACGGAGGGGAAGTCGAGAAAGAAGTAGAAGTAGAGGTGGTAGATGATACCCCCAAAGCGGATAGGAACCGCAAGACTTCTGCACCCCCCGAAGATGTTACGGACGAGGAGTTAGAAAACTACTCTGATAAAGTTCGTAAACGCATCCAGCATTTCAGTAAGGGGTATCACGACGAACGTAGAGCCAAGGAGACTGCTGAACGGGAACGCTCGGAGTTAGAGAATTACGCTAAGCAGCTAGTGGACGAGAACAAATCTCTACATGTTAGGGCTACTAAAAGTAATAAAGCTCTCGTAGAACAAGGCAAGAAAAATGCTGAGAAAGAAGTTAATATAGCGAAATATGCGTATAAAAAAGCGTATGATGCTGGTGATGCTACTAAAGTTTTAGATGCACAGGAGAAACTGACTGACGCTAAGATAAAACTCGATAAATTAGCTGATGTTGATACTTCTTTACAAACAGAAGAAACTCCTGTACAAAGTAAAGAAACAGCAGTACAAACACCACAAACGGACGAAAAGGCCGCTAGTTGGGCTAAAGAGAATACTTGGTTCGGTTCTGATGATGAAATGACTGCTTATGCTATGGGGGTTCACAATAAGGCTGTTAAAGACGGCCTTGACCCCGCAAGTGATGAATACTACGAGAAAATTAATTCTCGTATGCGTTCTACCTTCTCTGATTATTTTGGAGAAGAAGGACAAACGGAAGGGCAAGAAACTAAAGGAAAGCGCAAGGCTAACGTGGTCGCTCCCGCAACGCGGAGCACGTCACCGAAGAAGGTGACACTAACGCGGACACAAGTGGCTATCGCTAAGAAATTAGGAGTACCGCTCGAACTATACGCCCAAAAGGTTGCTGAAGAGATGAGGAAAGTATAATGGCTGATAACAGACTAGATCGTGAATTGGAAACCCGTGAGAAGACCGCTCGTAAAACTGCTTGGAAACGTCCAGAAGTTTTACCGTCACCCACTCCACAAGAGGGGTACAAATATCGTTGGATCAGGGTTAGCACGCAAGGTAATGTAGACGCTACTAACGTCTCATCTAAATTGAGAGAAGGTTGGACGGCTGTAAAAGCATCGGATCATCCTGAGATTACTATGGTTGCTACAGAGAACGAGAGGTTCAAAGACAACGTATTAATTGGTGGATTGATGTTATGTAAAGCCCCAGTCGAAATGGTTGACGAACGCAACGCTCATTACAAACAACAGAGCGAAGCGCAGATTAATTCAGTAGACAACAACCTTATGAGGGAAAGTGATCCTCGGATGCCAATCTTTAACGAGCGGAAATCCAAGGTTACTTTCGGAAAAGGCTAATT